TATCTTCTAGTAACATTTTCTTATATTTTATGTCATAGACCTTCCAAGCGATCTGCTTGGTCTTAAAACGAACAATCATATTCTTACAAGCTTTTTTATAACTATCACGGATCTCGTCTTCATTTACATTAGCCCAGTCACACACTTTAGTAAAATCACGGTTATCGGACAAAATCCAGTTGTGCGAATTCATCTTTATTAAACTAGATTTACGATCAGAGTTTAGAGTAAGTGTTTCATCAAAAGCGTTTATAATAACCGCTCTCCACAATTTTTGCTCAGGGTTAGGGTTGTTAAACAATATCTCTTTAGAGAACCGTATTCCCATTATCCTGAGCAAGTATGGAGATGCTACCATTAGTGAGCATAATTTTTTATCAGACCTGAGATTAGAGTTTTATAATTTTTTATTACTGTTTCAGTATAGATATTTTGTTTTCGTTCTTTAAACACTTCTAGATCAGAATAAAGTTTTTCAATAAAAAGCATTCTTTCTTCAGGATCTAAGTCATTTATATCTATTATTACACTATCTCCATAGTCTTGGTTTAAATCCAATATATCTGACAAATTAACTTTCATATAAGCCTCCATCTATTACTGTAAATTTTCTTTTACCACGTCTGACGATTTTTTTCTTAATTGATACAGGTTTCTTTTTCTTTTCTAACATATAATGTCCTATCTCTACAGAAACATCTTTGTTAACGCTAGTGACACGTGATAACATGTTTTTTTGTTCTTCTGGGTTCATACAGTTTTCTAAAATTTTAGTGCTTATATAAATGTAATCATCAAATGATAATTTTTTAGCTAAAAAGTCAAATATATCCGCATAGTCTTTCATAATATTATTTTTTTTTCATTCTCCTGTGACCTAAACTAAAAGTGTTAGTCTGCGAATTACAGTTTGGACACAAAAAACGTAAATTTTGTAATCTATTATCATTATTTACACCATTAATATGGTCTAGCACTAAAGTCAAGGGTTTACTTTGCCATAGTGGTTCTATTTTACATATGCAACATGTGTAAGGTAGCAATCCCTCCATCATGATACGTTCTTTTACTCTATGTCTGGGATGCGATGAGTCTTTGATAAATACATCTTGATTATGTATTTTTCGCATTTTAATTTTTGTAGATAAAGGCAATTTTAGGCCTTTATTCCATGCTTCATTTTTCTTTTTCTTCAACATTCTTTACCCCAGAATGTCCAGAACCACCGCAATCTTCACAAGTTTTTGTACGTAAGTGTACTTTAGATAAACGCTCTGTAACAATATAACCATTTCCTCTACATGTGGCACATATTATAAATTGTTGTTTTTTTTTACGTTTGTTAAGGATTTTTTGTACACTTGATTTCCAAGCATCATCAAATTGCCCCATTAGTCTTTACACTTACAAAGCTTTCCAAACAAACGTTTTTTTACCCACTTACCTTTTTTTACAATATAGGTAACCGCTTTTTTATAAATTTTTTTCATAACTATTCCTTAGTACTACCATTTAATAACTTTTTTTTGTATTTGTCTACAGTAGTATTCTCTCTTTTTGCTTGAGTTTCTAAGTAATCATACACTAATTTACTGATCATTGCAGCGGGGGCCCTGAACTTTTTCTCACACAAAGCCTTTAAAACTGCATGATCCTCGACCTTTACAGCCACACTTTTCCATCTTGTTGTATCCATTTTATTCCTTTCAATATGTTGTGTTAGAATAATATCAAGATACTAGATATATGGGATAAGTCAAGAGATATTGACAGATAATAAAATATAATGTTATTGTATATTAAACAAGAGGTTACAATGAAACTTTTAGATCAAAAGATTGCATGTGAACATTTGTGGACAAAATTGTATAAGGAAAATGGATCTTATACTCCTGATATGATGGCATTGACATTAAAGATCAGGGACTTGACAAAACAAATAATTGTACAAGATCAAAATAACATGCACAAAAGATTTCATAATCAAGCTAAGTAGCTTGTCCAAAGTCGTCACCTAAGGCGACATCAATTACACTTGGGACGTTAAGTTCCACGCAAGACTCCATTTCTCTCTTTATTTTCTGTACGTCTTCATCGTTGGCAACATTAAAACATAATTCATCGTGAATCTGTACAATGGGTAAATACCCTTTACCATAACAACTTACAATAGCTTTTTTAGTTTGATCAGCTGCTGACCCTTGGATTAATCGATTTAATGCTTTATATGTAAAACATCTTTTTATATTATTGCGACCATATTTTGCAACAGCGTTATCAAAGGTTTCAGGACTATGTAACCCAAAATCTTTTGGCTCCCACATGTTAAATCGACACTTACGTCCTAACTTGGTTCGTATAACACCTTGCTCGTTTGCTTTTTGCATACAACGATCCGACAGTAATTTTACAAAAGGAACTTTGCTATTGTATTTAGATATTAAATTATTTGCTTCTTCATATTCTAATCCAAGCATCGTGGCTAGTTTTTTCTTACCCATACCATACATTAAACCTAACCCAATAGTCTTAGCTTCTTTACGACCTATACCACAAATGTCAGCTACAGTCTGATGAAAGTCTGCATCTGCATTCGCATACGCTTCTACTAATTCTTTCGATCCCTGATAGCCTTCACCGATACTAGAAGCATAATGTACTACCAGTCTAGGTTCTTGTTGACTATAATCGAAACTTCCCCATTGACACCCTTCCTCGGGTAGAAATAATCCTCGTATCATAGGGCCAAACTCTTTATTTCTGGCAGGCAATTGTTGTAGATTAGGATTTGACATTGAAAGCCTACCAGAAACCGTTCCACCAGAGTCGTTTCGGAGTTGTTGTATTTCAGCATGTATACGACCCTTGTGTTCATATTTCATAATACTAGATAAAAAAGTATTATGGAATTTGTTTATCTCTCTTGCTTCTACAATTAATTTACTTATAGGATGCGAAGAGTTACTTAACCATTGTTGCGTGAAACTTGGTTCACCAGTCTTTTCTGTTTTAGGATATTCTATTTTTAATTTATCATAAGCCCAAGCAATTTGTCTGGCGGCCCATATGTCAATATCCTTACCAATTAATTTATGTATACTGTGTAATGTTTCTTTTTCTCTTTTCTCAAAATTAATTTTTAACGCTTCAGCTTTTGCTCGATCAACACGCACACCACGTTGTCGCATTTTAATTAAGATAGGAAGAAGATCTCTTTCTAACTCCCAAATAGTAGACAAACTTTGTGCATTGATCTCGTGTTTAAATCGTTGCCATAAAAGATACGTGAGCCGTGCATCTTGTTCCGCATAATGTCCAACATGTTCGGCAGGCAACTTCCACATCTCAGCCTTTGGATCAACTCCATGATTTTTTGCTGCTTCATTTAAATCTGCTTCAGATTTTATCTCTCCTAAATATTCTCTTGCTAATGCGTTTAATTTATAACTGTATCTATTTTCATCAATCAATGCTCCTGCAATCATAGTATCTACTATTTCACCTTTAACTTCGATACCATATGCGTTAAGCCAACCAACATCATACTGTGCATTGTGAAAAATTTTACGACAAGGTAGTTTACAAATATCGTGCATGTATTTTAATACTTGTTCTTTAATTAAATTACCACCACCAAAATGTTCCATAGGGTAATAACCTGCCCAACCTTCTGTTGCAACAGCAATCCCAACTATTTTACCACGACCAGTTGCCCATCCAGCACCCATATTATTATTAATACCATCGTCTTTAGTTTCTAAATCAATTGCAATCTCTTTTGCATCAGTAAGATCTCGATATTCTGATGGTGCAGACCATAAATTTTTTTTATAGTTTAATACCAGCTGTAATGATGTCATGAAACCCCCAAAAATCTAGGGTTTTTAGACCAAAACCCGTTTAAATCGTCACTGAGTGTCTGTAAAGAAGTCTTGCTTATGATTCTACCTGGTTTTTTACTCATAATCACGTTCTAATATCATTTCACAATAATGTATAGCTTTTTTTATATCTTCTGCTTTTCCTTTTGCTTTATGACGACATATATACTTTATTACATTACCTTCTGCAAACAATAATTTATTTTTATTAATAAATTGTGACGGTTGAATCTCAAGCGTTTGGTAATGCTTGCTGCCTTTTTCCCACAAGTCGTTTTTCTTTTTCATATTCTTCCTTTTGTTTTAGTACAAAACCATCTCTTAACAGATCAAACAATCTGTTCTCAACATCAGCTTTTGTTGGTCTGATTTTAAATTCCATTGTTAGTTTTATTTTGTACATCAAAACTCTCCTAATGGTAAATTATACACTTCTCGTATTTTCTTCATGACTTTTATACTTGGTGTTCTTTCTAACTTAATTAATAGATCAGCATAAGTATAAGACACATTAATATCTCTTGACAACTTATGTGCGTCAAGGTTTTTTTCTTTTGCAAGCTTCTTCACGTTCATTATCTACTCCTTCTATTTTATGATAAACTTCAACGTAGGTTTCACAATTAGGACAACTTAAATTAGTAACGATATCAAAATCATCACCCATATCGTAATCGTGATCCCCACCCCATATTAATTCTGTTCCGCAATGCCAACACTGCATATTAACCTCCCTCTTGTATGTATGTTAAATAATCTTTACCTATTGGATAATTATATCGAAAATCTGTTGATAAAATGTGTAGTGAATCTCTTGCTCTAGTAACACCCGTATAATATACTCTACGTTCATCAGATCTCTCTGATACATTTTTGTGAGAAAAAGATGCAGGCCAATTAGTCTTAGAATATATACAGACGTGATTGGCCTCCCCTCCCTTTACACTGTGTATTGTATCTATAATTATTTCTGGTTTATTATTTAGAGTTTTTTGTCCATATCTTTTCAACAACTCTATAAAATATAATATTTGTTTTGGTTGAAAGTTTCTTTTTAAAATTTCCCACCAAGGTTTTTGCTGATCATCTTTATTCATGTCTAAGCCTGCCCACTCTAACAAACTATCAAAGGTAAAAAATTGTGTTGACGGAATTTCTTTCCAAAATTTGTTTGTACGAAAATCAAAGTGTTTTAATTCTCTAATATATTTATACATGTTCTCCGCTTGTTCTTTACTTATACTATTACCTTTTGATATAGAAGTCCACGTCTTTATGGCCTCCCATTGTTTTGAGTCAAAGGATTTGTTACCTTGGTTATCAGAAAAATATAAACCTTTACTCTTAGCAGACATCTTTAACTCATTAACAGTGGAATGCACCCTCCCTAATATGTACCAACTTCCTGTGAATTCATGAAAAGGTATCTCATAAAAATTCAAATATCTTTTTATATAACCTGCCCCTCCATCGTGTTCGTATTTTTTTTCTACACTATCTAGTATACCTCTGCGAATGATACTAGAAAAATGATGTATGTTTTTTCCAAACCTTCTAGTTTTTCTTAAAATGACTTTACGACCAGGAAAATATGTGGTGAAGTATTTTGGATTTGCACCATTCCATCTGTAAATACCTTGGTCATCATCTCCCGCAAGATAAATACGTTTAGTATTATCTGCTATCTTATATATTACAGACCATTGTAATGGTGTAAAATCTTGAGCTTCATCTAGTATAAGAACTTCTAGATCAGGAAAGTTTACTTCATCAATGGCACGTTCAATCATGTCAGTAAAATCTATGAAGCTATCCTTTTTATAATGTTCATAGGCATTTATCTTTCTAGCAAATATATCTAAATTATCTTTTTTGTAGGACTCTTTTTTATACACAAGTAATGGGTCTTCTAACATATTTCTTGCTTTATCGTAAATACCTAACGACCAATCTTTATACATAAAACCGTCATCAGATAATCTTTTGTCAGATGTTTTAATAATCTTAGTTTGCAAAGCATAATCTAACATACAAGCTTTAGGATCAAATACTTCTTCTTCAAAATATCTTCTACAATATTTATGTAATGTTTTAAATCTTTGAAAATCATCAATAGTGTATTTAGTAAAGTGAGCTAATGCTCTATCCACTGCCGTGTTTACTGCTTTGTTTGTAAAAGATATAAAGGCTATATCTTTTGGATGCACACCCTTTTGTAAATATTTTTTAAGTATACGCTCTATAAGTGTATAGGTTTTACCAGTCCCTGGTGGTCCAAATATTTTTATGGTTTTTTTATATATTTGTTTTTGTTTCTGGTTTTTTAAACTTTGCATGATAGTCATCGTCCATTTCTGAAATATCTTCTTTTCTAGTTTTCTTTTGTATTGCTTGGTGACTTACAAACTCTGGCATATCTACATACCATACATTCTTCTCACCTTCTTTATAATCAGCTCTCTTACAGTTTAACATACGTAAAGCATCTGCTGTAGTGTTAAAAGTCCGTGAGGCGTGTTTCTTTAAAAATTTATCCAATGTCAACTTCTTAAAATAACATACATTTGATTTAGAATCTAATACAACGTACCCATCTTTCAGTCGATCAAACTTATCTTGTTCTATATGTGATTCAAAAAAATCTTTGAGTACTGAGTACCGCTCCTCTTCTACATTGTCCATGTACTGATGATCTACAGACTCTTCTGCTTTCTCTACTATACTCTTCATTAATAGTTCAAAAGGACTTGGACCTTTTCTAGGCTTAGGTAATGTAAGCCAATATACTTTATGTCTTAGTAAACGCACACGCCATGCCTTCTCATCTTTCATATCTTCTGGAGATACCGTGACCCTTGCACCTTTATAATCAAACTCCCACCAAATGTTTTTCGTATCTTGGATATACACAATGTTTTCAAAGTGACTAATAATATCAGGCACTGCATCTGCTAATCCAAGTTTTCTTTGTTTACATAAATCTTTATTACATATGGGACTATACTCTGGATGTTTAGGTGGACATTGATAACTATAACCTGACTTATGTATTGACTTTGATAATGTCGCCACTTCATTTTGTGGTAGTGGGTTGCTAAATATTTCTTTGTTGCGATCTTGCATAATGGTTAACAAGTCTGAGTAGTTTAAACCTGCATTTTTTTTCATCTCCAATACACATACATTGTATAAATATTGATGACGCATACCACCACTCCACTTCTCAGTAATTAATTTCTGTACGCATGGTGGGTAGTGTGACCATTGTGATTCTATTTCGTATTCTTGTACTTGTAATTTAAAAAAATCTTTTGGTGCTATTGTTCTTTCTTTAACTATCTCTAAGAACTGACCTACCAAAACGGGCGTACCATTAGAATCAAAGGCAAACTCCATTGATGCATTCATATTATGATAAGGCATATTTAAAGATTTATTACAAGGAAATATCTCTTGTGCTAAAAAATATTGCTCATTAATCTCACCTAACTTTTCTACAACTTTTTTAACTGATGCCTGCTCACTAAAAAATATAAATACATGTAAACCTCCTGACTTTGATTTAACGGGTACAAAAGGTAATTTATATTTTCTTATAATATCTACAACTTTCTTTTCAGAAAAATCTTTGTAGTTATTAGGATCTATATCTATACAACCCCAAGTGCATACGTCTTCAATCTCTGGCCTAAGACCTAATCGTAGTTCACCATCTAAATGTTTCTTCCATACTTCGGCAGTGACGGGGTGGTGTATCGTTTGATACTTCGCACCTTTCTTCCCTCTATCATCGTCCTCCCCTGTAAGAGAGGACGTAAGATAGCGAGTATTGTCACACTGAAATAGGGACAATAATTCTTTATGCATTAGAAAGGTGTATCTTCTTCTTTACCTTTTGTCGCTGTAGGTTCATCTGCAAAATCAACTTTACCAAATATTTCACTAGACTTTGCAGTTTCATAAAATGATTTAGTTGTTTCTAATGTTTCAGAATCTGTAGGCTTATCTAAGAACCTTTCAAATTCTACTACCCACCCATACCAACTATTTTGAGAGTTTGACTCTTTTGTAGTGATAAGTTTGTATGCAGTAGCCCATGATGGAGGACAGAAAAAACCATTCTTACCTTTCATCCTTCTTGACTGTATCATGGAGTTCCACAGTTTAGATTTCTTTTTCTGTGTGGACTTCATGGTAATCAATGCACTCTCTAAGGGTTTTCCGTCTTTATCTAAAATATATACAAAATGGTTACCCGTATCTTCAATGTAGTTACCACTTTCTAGTCTATCTTTACCATCGTCAGCCCTAGATGTTTTCTGCATTATAGAAGGATCGGTGTGAATAGCTATTGGTCTACCTGGACTATCTCCCCTATCTTTCCATTCATTAAAGGTGTTGATATATAGACATGGAACAACTATTATACCGTTCTTACCCTTATACAAAGACCCAGTGACTTCATTATAAATATCACCTTGTCTTGCAGACTCCATAAACTTACCATCACTTTCATCTAGCACTGGTGAGTTAGAATAAAGTATTTTAAGGATAGGAAGTTTCGCATCACGTGCTGTGATGTTTTCTGCTCCTTGCCCCGCAAATTCTTCCAAGTTCGTCAGAGTTGGAAGGTTCTCTTTGGTTTTTGCCACTTGATTCATGGTTACTCCTTCTTTGTTATTTTGGTTTGATTTCCGACATATACACCAAGTAACGCCATATCAATGTTTTCTCCATTTTGTATACGCTCCCTAGCGAACCCTTTCAATGTCATAGGTTCTATTTTCTCTTTACGAGAAACTGTAAAGCCTCTGTTAACTAATTCGTCATACAGGGCTGCGGCTTCATTATCTTGGGATCGACTAAAGTTAGTAGTCATTTGATTTTTGATCAAATCACCATAACCGTTTTCTCTCATCCAAGTAAATGCTTCTTCCGTTTTCGATGCGGGAATCTTCGCAGATACTACTTGTCTTAGATCTACTTTGTAGCCATCCGTAAGTTCTATAGATCGGACACCCGCTTGTTGCATTAAGTCAGGAATGCGTTGTTCAGAAATAAACCTTTCTTGCTCTTCAAGTTTTTTAGTTGCTTCTTGTTGCTCTTTGATTTGTTTCTGAAGTTCCAATAACTTATTACATTCTTTTGCTATGTCACTTGTTAGACTAGTGTCAATAGTGACTTTTGCTTCTTGTTCTAAGTCCATAAGACCTCCTTTCTCTTATCATAATATAAAAAAAACTTGCAATGTCAAATAAAAAAGTTAAGATAGGCAATATTACGATATGACAAAGCAATTTACATATAAAACAAAACCATTTGAACATCAAAGAAATGCTTTGAAAGCTGGGGCTAGAGAACATTACTTTGCTTACTTTATGCAAATGGGTACGGGTAAAACAAAAGTAACAATAGATAACATGAGTTACTTATATGTTGAAGATAAAATAGATACAGTTGTAGTAGTTGCACCTAACTCTGTTTATCAAAATTGGTTAATAGAATTAGATATACATTGCTCTGTTGATTATCATACATACACACATAAGGTTGATAAAAAATTTGTATATAAAGATAATGTCTTAAATTATTACTTAATAAATGTTGAAGCATTCTCTCACACTAAAGGCTATAAGTTAATTGAAAAGTTATTAGATCAACGTGGACTAAAAGTAGCAATGGTAATTGATGAAGCCACTACAATAAAAAATAGAACTGCAAGTAGAACAAAAAATTTAATTAAGTTAGGACGTGGTATAAAATATAAAAGAATACTTACAGGGTCGCCTGTAACAAAATCACCACTTGATTTATTTGCACAATGTGAGTTTTTACAACAAGGTTTGTTAGGACACAAAAGTTTTTACACTTTTCAAGCTCGATACGCTGTACTCAAACAGTTGAGTTTACCTGGTCAAAGAAGCACTATGATACCCATAGGTTCACAAAACATAGAAGAACTAGAACAAAAAATAAAAACGTTTTCTTTTAGAGTAACTAAAGATGAATGTATGGATTTACCAGATAAGATATATTTAAAACGTGATATTATATTGTCTACTGAACAAAGACACTATTATGATCAGTTAAAAAAACATAGTAGAGCTATGTTACTTAATGACATGATCTCTTTTAATAACAAACTTACTGAGATTATTAAATTACAACAAGTGTGTAATGGTTTTGTTAAAACAGATAGTGGTGATACCATAAATATGAAAGATGCTAAGATGCAAGAATTACATCAAGTCATCGATGAGCATGATGGTAAAGTTATTATATGGTCTAGCTTTGTACATAATATAGAAACGATTATAAAAAACTTAGAAGATAAGTTTGGTAAAGGCTCTACGGTTGCAATCTATGGAGCAGTGTCTGTCAAAGATAGAAATGAAAATGTACGTAAATTTCAAACAGATCCTAAAGTACGATTTTTTGTAGGTAATCCAGTAACTGGTGGTTATGGTTTGAATTTAACAAAAGCTACATTAGTTGTTTACTACAATAATAGTTTTAATTTAGAAGTACGAACACAATCAGAAGATAGAGCACATAGACACGGTCAAGAAAAAGAAGTGACCTACGTTGATCTTATAGCTAAAGGCACTATAGATGAGTTTGTTGTAAAAAGTTTGGTAGGTAAACATAAATTAAGTGCTAAAACACTTGGTGAAGAAGCAGTAAAGTTTCTTTAGTATTTAAAATCTAGTATAATATTCTTTTACTTTTAACATCCACTTTTTTTGATACGTTTCTAACATATCTTCGTTCATCGTGAATTTCTGAAACATTAAATCTTTAGTACAGATTAATATGACACCTTGTTTTATTTGTTCAAAATTTTCACTGTAAGCTTTACTGTAAGCTGCAATTTGATAATAATAATCTTCTATCCATTCTTCTCTCTTTGGTTTGTTAGATTGTTTAAAATCTATTATAGATAATTTATTATCATACACTCCTACAACATCTGTAGATCCAGCATACAAATCTTTATAATGTAGTGTTACTTCTGTACCCCATACCTCTGTAAATTTTTCTAAGTTTTCTATTATAGTATGAGCCATCATTCGTGCTAAGTTGCCATTGGTTGATAAGTTTAGATACCCGTGGCCCTTGAGATATTGTTCTAGCACATAGTGCATTTCAGTTCCACGTCTTGCAGCCTGAGCCGTGATTCGTGCAGCCTCATCATAGCCTACTCTTTCTCGCCATTTGTCTAAAGACTCTTGTTTCTCTGGAGATTGTGTAGCACTAAGTATTGTAGTTACAGATGGTATTTTACGATTTCCTACATTATAAGTGCGACCTGATTGTTCGTCATTTCTGCTAAATTCTTCGTGATTGTATTTATTTACAATCTTAAACCCTGATACAGTAAAAGATGTGTCAGTCTTTTTTATCTTCATCGTTGTATAAATTATCGAATGTGTAAGCTGGGTCCATGTAAGACTCATCTTCTTCTGCACTAAACTCATATTGACTTGGTATAAAGTTTGGTGCACCTTGACCCGTGACCCATAATGCAGGGTTGGTTACTCTTACTCTATTGTTTGGTTGTGCTACGATCTGTCCTTTAAATTCACCGCTGGTAATAGCAAGGACGTGTGATTGTTTGTGTTGTGCCACATCATCTCCTAAAGCATTCATGTCATCGCCATTGGTGTAATCAATAGTAAAGTAATATTTAGCATTATAAAATTCACCGTCTATTTTAGTGATCCAAGGACTGCTACTGGTACGATCATACCGTATAATACTAAAATCTCGACTAGAACAGTCCCAAGGTTGAACGAAATGATTAGGCACACGTGGAGGATAGTTATCGAGAATTTCGTCTGCTACTAAAGCTTGTATGGGCATTCTAGCCCACATCGCTCCACCATGAGGACCTTCTAGTCGGTTTTCTTCATCTTCACATCCCGTGAAAACAACTTGAAAAGATAATGACCTATCTGGTATTGCAGTGACTGCAATGGCAAGTGCGTGTAAATACTCGCCATGAAAGTCCCTATGATTATGAGTAAATTCTTTACGTACCCAACATTTAAAGTAAGGTATGTTGCATGTTAAATAAGCCATGCCCTATCATAACTAATTATAATAAGATTACAACTAGTTATTTTTCTTTTTCTTTAAATTTTTTAACATTTTTTTACCAGAATCCGTCAATCTACTTACAGCTACCATATTGTTTGCCTTTAAAACTTTTTTAGCTTGTGCTAAAGACATCATATTTTTAGATGCTTTATCTCCAGTAATAGCTCTTCCAACTGTTCCAACTTTCTTCTTAGCAATAACTTTGTTAGGTCTTCTATCCCCAGTGATAGCTCTTCCGACATTAGCTTTAAGCATTTTAGCACCGCCTTTAGCGTAACCTTTTGATGCCATCTTGCCTTTCATAGCTCCCATCATTTTTCTACCACCTTTAGAAGCCATTCTGCCACCCATAGCTTTCATCATCTTTGCTCCACCTTTAGCATAGCCTTTAGCCATCTTACCTTTCATGGCTCTCATCATTTTTGCTCCGCCTTTAGCATAGCCTTTACTTTTTCTCATAATTACTCCTTATCACTTGTTTTTA